TCTATAGACTGACCTAGCAGACTTGCCAAGACTATAGATTTATTTAGGAGACTAAATTATGGCAACAACAACTTTTTCAGGTCCCGTTAAAGCGGGGACTATTCCAGTTACAACAGGAACAACCTATGGTGATGCGGGTGACGTAATCAACACAGGTTGGGTTGTAATGTCACAAACAGCAGCATTTGATTATGATGCAGGAGCTAGTAATCTACTAGCCAATCTACCAAATCAAAGTCAAATACTTGATTTTATTATCAGTGTGGAAACTGTATTTACAGGTTCTTCATCCAGTGATTCTAAAATTGATATTGGAACTTCGTCTGATGCAGATGCCTATGTAGATAACTTGGGTGTTTCAGCTACAGCAAGAAGGATCGCTTTAACTACTGCCGCTATTTGTAGTAACTGGAAAGACGTTGGTACGGACACTAAAATAGAGGTAGATATTACTCAGGGCTCAGCTTCAGCAGGAACTGTGCGTATCACGGTTATATATGCTCAGAAAAGAGACCTCACATAATAATTAGGAGGTAACTCATGGCTGATGCAGTAACATCACAAACCATTCTTGATAATGGTGGCAGAGACTTAGTAATGAAATTTACCAATATTAGTGACGGTACTGGCGAAAGTAACGTAGCTAAAATTGACGTTTCTGCACTAACATCTAGTGCCATAACAGGACAATCGTGTAACCGAGTTGTAATACAAAGGCTTTGGTTCAGTAATGTGGGTATGGGTTGGAAATTATATTGGAATGCAGATTCTAATATGTTTATCTGCCAAGCCCCTAAAGACTGGACAGATACTTGGGATTTTACGGATAGCAGTCAAACGCTACCTGGTATTCCTAACAATGCGGGTACGGGAGTTGATGGTGATTTGCTATTAACGACCAATGATCACACCAGTGGCGACACTTACAGTATCGTTATCTGGGCAACGAAAGGTTATACCAACCCTAGTTAGTGCCATTAAAGAAAGGTAAATCCAAAAAAGCGGTTTCCTCAAATATTAGGCGACTGCGAAAGGAAGGGTATCCTCGTAAGCAATCGGTGGCGATTGCCTTGAGTAAGGCGAGGAAATCCAAAAAGAAAAAACCAAAAAGAAGAAAAAGGAGAAAATAGTGCCAGGATTATATAGCAGAAGAAAGGCGATTAGAGAAGGTATCGATTGGGCTAAGCAGACTGACTACGATCCAAGAGAACACAAGAAGCAGGGTTATGATGCCCGCCTCGATGAGTCTCTGGGAGCAAGAGAAGGTAAAGAAAGTACCAAAAGCCAAAGTTATAAGTCGAGACGGGACGAAAGCAAGGGAGCCGAAAAAGCTGCTGGCAAGAGAGCCTATCAATCTATAGACAAGTAATAAATGGCAACGAGTAGTACCAATACCTTTAATCTGGATATTGGCGAGATAGTCGATGAAGCCTTTGACCGTGCGGGTATGGAAGCTCGTACTGGTTGGCATTACAAGACTGCCAGACGCAGTTTAGACCTGATGATGCTGGAATGGCAGAATCGGGGGCTTAATCTATGGACAGTATCGGGACCGACCTCGCAGACTTTAACTGCGGGCACGGGATCGTATACCCTTGATTCTTCAGGGAATACGGTTGATCTCATAGAATACAATTTAAGAACTAATGACGGCGATAGTGGGAGTCAAACAGACTACACACTACGCCGTATTTCTATACCTGAATACGCTGATTTCCCGAATAAACTCACCGAGTCACAGCCCACACAGATTTTAATTAACCGTAATGCGTCCTCGTTGACGGTGGATTTACTCCCCGTTCCCGATGATTCTCAGACCTATAAGCTGATCTATTACAGTTTAAGGCTGATTTACGATAGCGGTTCACCCGCTAGTTACAACATGGACGTACCTAAATTATTCCTGCCTGCATTGGCAGCAGGTCTTGCCTACTATGTGGCGATGAAGTTTCCGATGGATGCGGCAGACAGGTTGCCTTTTTTAAAGCAGGAATACGAACAACAGTTTAATTTAGCAGCAGAAGAGAACAGGGTTAAAGCTCCAGTTCGCTTTGTGCCTTATCAGAGCTATACCTAATGGCAGACTATGCAAGTGCTAAACATGCTATCGGTATTTGTGATCGGTGTGGATTTGAATACAAATTAAAAGAATTACGTTGGGAGATATACGACCAGCACAGAACAGGTTACAGGGTTTGTTACGAATGTTTTGACCACGACCAGCCACAGCTACAACTTGGTAAAATGGATGTGTCTGATGCAATAGCGATTCGTGATCCGAGACCCGACCCATCTTTACAGGCGAGTAGACGTTTATCTTCTTGGGACCCGATTGGCGGTTGGAACTCTGTTTATGGCTCAAGTGACTTAAACAATATGGTGATGCAAGGAAAAATAGGAAACTTAAAGGTAACTACGACATGACATTGACTGAATTAAAAACACTAATAAAAGATTATCTGCAAAATTCTGAGACTACTTTTGTTAATGATTTAAACCAAATTATTAAACAGGCAGAAGACCGTATCTTAAACTCCGTCCAATTGCCTGTATTTAGAAAAAACCAAACAGGAACAACTTCCACAGATAATCAGTATTTATCTATTCCATCAGATTTTCTTGCCAATTATTCATTATCTGTAACAGACAGTAGTGGCAATCAACAGTTTTTATTGAACAAGGATGTTAACTGGATAAGAGAGACTTATCCTTCGGCAACAGCTACAGGAAGTGGTTCTTTTCCTAAGTATTATGCGATATTTAGCGATGATTATTTTATTATGTCTCCCACACCAGGAGCCGCTTTTACTACAGAGATACACTATTTTTATAAGCCAGCTTCAATAACGGCAGGGGCGACAGGTGGCACAACGTGGCTTTCTACTAATGCAGAATCTGCATTATTGTATGGAAGTTTGGTTGAGTCTTATACCTTTATGAAAGGAGAAGCAGACTTAATGCAATTGTATAGACAGCGTTATGATGAAGCGATTGCACGCTTAAAAGTTTTAGGGGACGGAAGAGACAGAAAAGATGCTTACAGAGGTGGGCAATTGAGAATGCCTGTTATGAGTTAACTTTAAAAGGAGCAGATATGTTGGAAAAACCAATACCCGAATTAGAGGGGAAAAAGATAGCTTTAGTAGCTATGGGTAACAGTCAGTTAGATTACCATTTAGCTATTACGCACAGCGAAAAGTTTGATGAGGTTTGGGCGATAAATGCTATGTGTGGAGTAATTCCTAATCCCGACAGGGTTTTTGTACTTGATCCACCTTCAAGGTTTTTTGAAACTGATGATGCAGGCGACATGACCGAGTTAATGACAGAGGTATTACCAACACTGGAATGTCCTGTTTATACTTGTGAATTAGATAAGCGAGTGCCTTCCGCAGAGCTTTACCCATTAGAGCCTTTAATACAAGATGCTCAGTGTGCTTACTTAAATAATACAGTGGCTTATGCGATAGCTTTTGCTTATTGGAATAGGGTAGGTGGTTTAAATATTTTTGGAGCAGATTTTACTTATAAGTCTAATTTATATTTTGCTGAAATGGGCAGGGGTTGTTGTGAATTTTGGTGTGCTAAATGTATGGAGCGAGGTATAGAGGTTTCGGTAGCTGTTCGTTCTAATTTGTTAGATGCGAATATAGATGCTAAAGATAAACTTTATGGCTACCATCGTTTAAATGATCCAATAGTTAGTTATCAGCAAGAAGGTGAAATGAAGGTAATTAAATGGTCAGAGGTTTTGGATAAGGGCATGATGCCTGTTGGTGTCTCTGACAGAAACGACAATCCGTTGGTGTGGTTAGATAGAAAGAATACACCAATGGTTCCTAGTTCTAATGATCCAGTAGAACCAAAGGAGTATTGATGGAAACTGAGAAATTTGAAACTTCATTAGGAGATTTAGGAGTAAAAACAACGAATTACAGAGGTCACTCTATTGAAGAAGTGGCTCAAATGGCTACAGATAAATTGATTTCTGTAAGTGATACAGCACCTGAACCCATAAGAACGCAGGCTCATGCGTTTAGGGAATTGTGTCAAAAGGTGATTAAATACTATATGCAAGAAGCGATTAATAATCATATATGCACAGTATGTAATCAATTGGAAAAACAAGGTCATAAAGACCTAGCTAATATTATCAGGAGACTATAATGGCAATAACACAAGCGATGTGTACGTCTTTCAAAAAAGAATTGATGACAGCAACACATAATTTTGCGACAAACGGTAATACGTTTAATTTAGCTTTATATACAAGTTCAGCTACTATGAGTGCTTCTACTACAGCTTATACTACTAGCCAAGAGGCGACAGGTACTAATTACACAGCAAAAGGAGGAACTTTAACTAAAGTAGCACCTACTACATCTGGAACGACAGCGTTCACGGATTTTGCTGATTTAACTTTTGGTACCGCTACCATAACAGCTAGAGGGTGCATGATTTTTAACGACACAGCTTCAGGAGATCCTGCGGTTGCTGTCTTTGATTTTGGTGGTGATAAGACCAGTACAGCAGGTAGCTTCACAATTACTTTTCCAACCGCAGACGCGAGTAACGCTGTCATAAGAATAGCGTAGATAGCCGATGGCTGGCTGGGGTCGAAGTACCTGGGGGTCGGGTCCATGGGGACAGCCCGCAGTAGTTAATGTAACTGTAAACCTTACAGGTCTTGCAGGGACTTCTGCGTTAGGTACAGAAACCGTTACCTGTGATGCTAATGTAGCAGAAACAGGAGTAGCGGGAACAGGTTCTGTCGGTACGGTTGTTGCCACAGGTGCAGCGATTGTTACCGAAACAGGTGTAGTTGGAACCACCGCACTCGGCACCGAAACAGTCACTGGAGACGCTAATGTAGCGGAAACAGGGGTTGCAGGAACAGGAGCAGTTGACTCCCTCACTGTTACGGGAGAAGCTAATGTAACAGAGACAGGAGTTGCTGGAACTAGCGCAGTTAGTAGCGTAACTGCAACAGGTGCTGCAATAGTCGCTGAAACAGGGCTTGCAGGAACAGGTGCCGTAGGTACACTACTCGCAGCAGGCTTTGCCATCACAGGAGTTAGCGGTACTGCTTCTACAGTATCCCAGGGTGATGAAACCGTTACCGGTGATGCCAATGTTTATCCTACGGGAGTAGCAGGAACATCGGCATTAGGCAGTGTAAGTACGGTTACAGTTAATGTAATTTCTATTACAGGAGAGACTTCAACAGGAAGTATAGGTACATTAACTGTAACGGGTATCGCAAATATAACTCTTACAGGAGTAAATGGAACAGGACATGTAAATCAGTTATTAGTATGGGGTATTATTGATGATGATCAAGACCCAAATTGGACAGGGGTAAGTGATTCTCAAGACCCAAGTTGGACAGGGGTAAGTGATTCACAGGATCCAAATTGGAAAGACATAGCAGCATAAATAAGTTATGATATTATTGGAGAACAAACATGGCTAGTACATACGTAAATAACCTAAGACTCAACGAAATGGCTACTGGTGACGGTAGCGGAACGTGGGGTACAACAACAAATACGAATTTAACGCTTATAGCG